AATACCTTAGTACTAGGTGAGAAGTTATCAAGCTCACAAGGCACTCCAGCGTCTTCTAAGACCTTACACAGTGGATCTCTTACATCAGCCCTAACCCGTCGAATATAGAAATGGGCATAGCGTCCGTGAATGCCTGATGCAGAATCTACCATCTGGGAAACAGTTCCGCTAGGTTTAACACAAGTTATAGCGGCACTCTGAGGAATACCTAATCGTTCTGCCCAGATCTTATTAGTCTCTACAGCCTCATCACGCAGGGTTGTTAGAAGCTTATCAAGATTCTTGTTCTCTAAAGTTGTCAGAGGATTGTCAAGTATGCCAGTAAGACTAACACCCAACAAAGATTCTTCTTCTGTATTGGTTTTCCAAATACCTCTCAGGTAGCGGAAGTTCGTGAGCGTGGCTTGGAGAGTACCCAAGATAGTCGCAATTCGTACTTTTCTCCGAAGAGTGTTAAGTGTATCTTGCGGTCTGATGACAACTTCTGAAAGGTTGCAGAATTGATTTGGTCTAAGGATGATTTCACTGCATGGGTTCGTTCCGAAATCTCGTTCACTATCTCGTCTACCGTTTCTTCCAGCTTGTTTTTTACTTGCCGCACGGCTGAATATTCCTCGTTCTCCGCTTTGTGATTCATGTAGGCTACTCCATTCGTTAGAAAATAAATTAAAGGAAGGCTTGCTGGTATAGCAGGCACTGTTATTTGCAAGGCCGCGCTGTGGTTCTGTATTGTACCAAGCACCGTGCTTCGCTTGTCGGATATCATCATCCTGAAGATCAGATAGGCTGATTAACGCACTACGCCTAACCCCACCTACAACAACTATTTGAGCGATTTTACAGCAAAGATCGTGGCATTCAAGGGGCGTAAGCTTTCGTCCAGCTGCTCCCTTAAATAATCTAACTGCAAATTTGAAGAGTTCAACAAGAGGTTCTGGGCCGCTTGCACGACCTCCAAAAGTTTTAAGCGAGGCACCCGCAGGTCGAACTCTAGATGTATCCCACTCTGGTATTTGACCTGAATACAACAACGAAACCAACTCCCTAAACGATTTCGCCCATCCAATTTTTGAATCTGGCACATGAATGACTGTATCTGTTGCATGGAAATCCTCTGCGATTTCTGGAAGTTTAGAAACATATTGCTCTTCAACACTAAAGCCAACGCCTGTGCCGCACATAAGCACATACATCATTTCGTCAAAGGCACGAGGACTATCAATTGCAAGATAACTACAATTAAACCCTGCTACATTGTCGCGGTCTAATGCTTCACCGGCAGTCATCAAGGCTCGCATGGATGGCATAACTTCTAAACCATGAATAGCTTTGTAGATTTCTTTTTGTTCAGCTACATCAAGCTTATCGCCCCAATACTTTACATAACGATTAACTGTTTCTTCCCATGTCTCACGCCTTTCTTCTCTTGGAAGATATCTAGCGTAACGACTCTTGTGGATATAAGACTCATACGAACCAAGTTCATTTGTTTCAAAGGTACTCATCTTTAACCTCAGTTATCAAGTGGAAGTGTTGTGTGTATTTCTTTTGCGAAGTCATAGGCTTCATCAGCCGTAGCAAAAATCATTTTTTTACTGGCCCAATCGCCATCTTCAGAGCGCCCGGAAACCTCTACCATATAGCCGTTTGAATAACGATAGACTTCAAGACGCTCATTAATTTTAGCGAGACTTGCTTCACTCATAATAATTCTCCTCATTATAATATCACGTTCATCATCAGTGTAGTTAGACCAGAAAATAATTTCTTTTAGTGTCCGATAACAGCCAAGACAAATATCATTCTCTGTTTTACATACAGAAATACAGGGTGTTTTCATTCCATATCATCAACAACATTCAGGTCATTTATATTTAATTTATATTTGTTTCTTTTCTTTAGTGGTTTTAATCGGGCTTCATCTTTTTCCTCGTGCTTTTTTCTCTTGTGGCGACTGAACTTTTCTAGTCGCTCACGCTTACGATCATTCATCATCACTCAAGCTCTCACGCTTTGAAGCATCTATCCAGGAGGAGGGAATACTATCTTCAGAAAACCATCTAAAACCTTTTGAAGAAGCCCACTCAGAATGGTTACGTCTTGTACCATCCTTACGGCGCTTTGCTTGCGGCATAGGGGCATTGGGATCTGCAAATAAAAACACTAGCTCTATGTCTTCTGGTAAAGCTTTAGCAATCCACACATACTTATTATATTCTTGATGATCCCAGAAGCGTCCCTTCGCCTCCAGATATATCTTCTTGCCGTTTATTGTACGGATGAAGTCTGGATGATAAGTATGCTCGACAATATATTCTGCTTTTTCAGAATGGATCTTCCAATCATTAAGGATGCCTGAGTGTAGCTCATACTCCCAATTAGAATCATAGCCACGGACAGGGGCTTTATCGACAGGCCGTTTAACACGCGCCTTTCTATATCCTTTTTTTATTTTTGGTTTCAATGTAGTGTTGGTATCCCTTCAAAGTGTAAATGTAATGCAGTATACAACTCAAATAAAAGCTCGTCGTCTATTGCTTCTTCGTCTGCTAACTGTTTAGCGCAGAAAAAAATCAAAGCTTCTATTGTTAATACTTTCATTTTAGATCATCGGCAGTGTAACTGTCAATAGGGCGTGAAGGGTTTTGGTTATATAAATCTTTAAGTTTATTCCTTGTCCATCTTTCTGTAAAAGATGAAGTATGAAACTGCTTATCATTAAAATAATGGGAAGTCTGATTAAGATATTGTTTGTAGTTTTCTAAGTTGATTTTGGCTGCTTCTTCTTCAGGCATAATACTATGTAGCCACTGAACAGATATAACCTCAACCTGCCGATTAATTTTTTTCATTGTCTTTTGGTTCATGTTATTTCCTCTACACGAGGAGCAACCTCAACATGAGTAAAGTAGGCTAGGCCGTTAGCATACTTAAATACCCTTAGACCTGTACCATTGTTAGCATCTTTGTAGCATTCAAACTTATACGGACAGTACGTACAAGTACGATATAACTTCATGTTGCCTTTCTTTCCATCAGGTACAGACTCATAACATCTAGGGGGAGGTGATGCTAACCGCAAAGATTTTTTGGCAGCCTGTATCTTAGAAACTATATTAGGCTTATCAAGCTCTTCTGGGCGATAAAGACATAGCTCTCCGCTCTCTTTGTTAATAACAAGGAAGCCGCCCTCAGAAGACTTCTCAGCCTCCTCATAGCCTGCAAGCTGTGACATATATCCGAAAGGATCGTCTTCAGCTAGGCGACCCTCACGAAATTTATTGAACGAAAACTTAGAGGCAGTTTTTATATCTACGACTTCACCATCAATCTTACAGTCAATATGGCCTTTTACTCCACGAACTTCAACTTCCTTCTGCTCGTCAGTAACTTTGTGACCTGCTGCCCGGACAAGCATAAGAAGAATCTCTTCTAAAATATGCCCATATAAAAATTTAATTTGTGTGGAGGGTAATGGCTTTGAAGATTCAGCAGGCATATTCTGTTGATACCATAGCTGTCTAGCAGGGCGACCAACATTAGACATACGTAAGATAAACTCTGAGTTTCTTTCTGAAGGTTTAGCCCAAGATCGAAGGGAATCTTTGATACGGTCTACAGTAAAATCTAGATCTTCATCTGATAAATTAAATTCTTTTCCTTCAGACAACTTACTAAGCTGTCCATAAATATCGTCAACTAATGTGTCAAGTTTCATTATGTTTTATCCACCGTAATTGTCGTGTGTCTGCATAAAAACCAAGCAAGACAACGCCTATTTGTTTTTGATAGTCTGTTCGACCTCCAGAAGCATTTCTCCAAGAATCTGCATATCTATGATCTCTTACCATTGTTTTAACATCTATAAATATACACTCTTCATCTTTATAGGCAATCATATCTATCGGGCCTGTAGATCCAGGATTTATAAATACTTCATAGCCTTTATCCCATAACCAAGTGACGGCATAAAATTCTGCAATATCTCCTAAACGACTAGAGCAGAATGCAGACTTATATATTTTTTCAGGTTCTTCTAGATCATCAAATAGGGGAGGCTGCTGTGGTTTAATGTGTTTCACTCCAGTTATTTCCTATCTTGTATTCACCATCAAGAGGACAATACAATTCTAGTCCTTCGCCTGCCTGTCTTATTGCATCAACCCCCAGTTGTCCTGTTGAATCAGCTACAGATTCTTTTACTTCTAACTGCCATTCGTCGTGTACGTTACAGACAAAGTGGGCATCCAATGTATTGAGTCTAATTAGCTGATTAAGATTAACCATCGCCTGCTTCATGACGATAGCTCCTGCGCTTTGAAGCAGTGTGTTTAGTGCGGCGTGTTCAGAACGAATATATAGTTTACGCCCATCTAGTCCTTTGAGGAAACCTTTTGAAGCCGCTCGTCCAACCCTGTCTTTAAGATGTTTAAATGCAGGGAGATTATCGAAGAAACGCTTTCTAAGTTTCGCACCATCGCGCTTACTTCCTCTGACCACACTACCAAGCTTCTCATCTCCTGCTCCGTATAAGAGTGCATAGATAAATGTTTTCGCCTGACTTCTTGATTCAAGTCCTGCAAGCTTTTGGTTAGCTGAGTGTATGTCTCCGTGGAGTATTTCATTTTTGAAGTCCTCATCCTTCATGTAGTGTGCAAGCATTCTTAGCTCAAGACCGCTGGCATCAATACCTATTAACTTGTAACCGTCTGGTACAGTCCAACAGGCTCGACATTCTTTTCCATAAGGCGAAGAAAGACTCGGAACTTGTGCCATGTTCGGGCTGTTGTGTGTCATACGTCCTGTGATAGTGCCATTAGGATTTACAAATCCACGTACACGGTCATCACTGTGTGATTCTTTTAACCAAGACTTAATCTGGGCAATACGCTTTTGAAGCAATAGATACTCAGCAATCAATGCAGCTTCAGGTATATTTTTAATCTTGCTGAGTGTAGACTCATCAACGATAGGCTGGCCCGTAGGTGTGAACCGCTTAGGCTTCCAGCCAAAGTCAATAAGATACTCGCCTATTTGTTTGCGTGAGCCAAGGTTGAAAGGTACTTCTTCAATGCGAATAGCTTTGCGCTTAGTAGCTATGTCTTCATACTCTTCTTGCGTTAGCCTGCTTTTCTTTGGTGAGCCTTCTATCTGACCCATCTTAGAAAGAGCACCTGTCTTGGTGAAGAAAGGAAGTAAAACAGTCTTGAGCTGCTTAGGTCTAAAAGACTTCTTAACTTCACGCTCTACTTCTTTTAAGCGGTCAGTCAATTCTGCTTCTAATAGTGTGGCCTTTTGAACATCTAATAAAAAACCACGCTCTCGTTGTTCTGCAATAATCTTTAGTGTCTCATGCTCTAACACAACAGACTGTCGGCTAAAACCACGAGACTCTACTTTAAGATTGTTAAACATCTTAGCGTTGAGTACTGCATCATTCCTACAATAGTTCAACATTTCTGGAGAGTATTCTCCAAACTCTTTGTAATCTATTTTCTGTAGGCCAATGCGATAACCCCAGGATTCAAGACTATGCCCGCCTTCTCGCGTAGGATTAAACAGGCGGGACAAGACAAGGGTATCAACAATTGCTCGCCCCTCTGTTAGATCTACGTTGTGTATCTTCTTGATAGCTGGAAGATCATAGCCAATAATATTATGGCCTATTAGCTTCTCAGCAGTCGTAAGAAATGCAAGGCCATTAACAATCTCAGTAGGCCCAAAGGTTTTGGTTTCACCAGAGTCAGGATCGACTGCGGCAATACACCAAATCTTTGTAGGCTCTAAACTGTCTGCCTCAATATCAAAGACTATTGATTTCATAATTCAATCTCATCTTGTTCTTCTACTTCCATTGCTATTTCACTGAGCCTACCACTGTCCTTGTCATAAAACAAGTGCGTGGCTAGACCTACATCACCAGTATATCTAGACTTTAGGACACGGACTCGTGTGGTGCTGGCTTCAATAGGATCTTCTGCTTGCTGGTTACGCTCTAAAGATATTACGCAGTCTGACAACTGAGCAATACTTTGCGAGCCGCGTAGGTGATTGAGTCCTGTCTCAATACCATTCTCGTGACCGCGATTACCATCAACTCTTCTGAGGTGTGACACAAGAATAAGACCTACGCCTGTCTCTTCAACTAGCGTCCTGAAGTTGTGCATAATAGCATCTATGTTACGACGTTCATCACCGTCCGTTGTCATGGACAAGAGCATATGCAAGTGGTCAAAAACTATCCACTTACATTCAAGTCCCATAGCCATGAAGCGTAGTTTAGAAAATACACTATCAACATCATTCATCCCAAGGTGTGCATGGACAAAGACACGGTTCTTGTTCTGCCCGTCATAAAGAACATTAAAGAAATTATCTATTTCTTCTTCACTGAACTCAGCACGAACACTATCAATGTGTAGTTTGGCATTAGCTTCAATAGAAAGAATACCATCTACAGTTCGACGCCAATCTTCTTCAAGAGCTATGACACCTACCTTGTCGTTGGTGTTGGTGATGAGCCAGTGTTCAAGCTCACGAGTAACGCTAGACTTACCTAAGCCTGTGCCACCTGTCAGCGTGATTAGTTCTCCTTGTCGTAAGCCATCTAGCTTTGTGTTGAGTCCATCCCAAGGATAAGGAATAGATTCTTTACGCTCACGCTTCTTGTAGTTTTCGCGCTCTTCACTGACGTTTAGAATCCCAGATGGCGTGTAAAGTTTTGAAGCCCACCACGCAGTAACATAAGCTTTGTGATGACCCAGCTTGAGCATCTCATTAGGATCTTTGAATTCACTAGGGAGGTAAAGCATCTTGGCTTTTCCAGGCTTGAGGATACGCGCCACTTTCTTTGCGGCTTCCTTTCCTGGCTTGTCGTTGTCAAAAGAAATAACCACCGTATCAAACGATTCAAGGAACTCAAGATTTTCTTGGACATCTTTGACTGCACCCTGTGCTCCAGTTTTAATAGATACGACGGGCCACTTACTACCAAGCAGTTCGTATGCTGCCATAGCATCACATTCACCTTCAGTGATCGTAATGTATTTGCCCCCTGCCTGTGCAATCTGCTGACCAAAAAGCCCAGTTCCTTTTGACGAACCAACCCAACTAAAAGCTTTATTTTGCCTACGAATTTTTGTAGCAACTTCTTCATTGTTGATATAGGCGGGGTAATGGTGTTCAATAATTTTACCTGACTCGTCCTTGACTGAGCGAACGCCATATTTCTTTGCGGTTTCAAGGGTAATGCCTCTGTCTGTTAGTGCATGGAACACGCTATTATTCCCAGTTAAAGTTGCGTTGTCGTTGGATCTTTTGAAACTATTGAAGTCTGCCACATTGCCTCCCATTGCAGATTCATAATCTTTAAAAAAGGTTCCACAACTAAAACATTTTGCAGAACCATTTTCGTTTACAGAGACAGGATCACTGCCTCCGCAACTTGGACAAGGTTTCTGATAGGCCACAAAGTCGCCCATGTTTATTCCTCCGTTTCATTGTCCTCAACAATTGCAGAGTCTTCTAAATACTCTTGCATTTTTTGGTGTAGTGCAACAGCAGAAGCTTGAGCAATTGTTACTTCATTCCCAAAGTTATCAATACGCTCTTGGACATCAGCTAGTAATTTAAAACAGGCTACCCCCTCAAGGGATAGCTTTGATACATCATAAGTTTTATCTTCGTGAGTATATCTATACATCAGAGTTCATCTCCTTCATCATCATCAAGCGCATCAAACTCAGCACCATCAGGGCTGGCATACTCTATCAACTCAAGCACCTGCATAGCTTGAAAATCTAAGCCCTTATACAGAGTGCCATTCCAGGATGACTCCCATTCCTTGTACTGAACGCGAACCTTAGAGCCATTACCAACACTCACAGTCAGCGGCTGCTTGTTTCGATCTAACAGTTTTGGGGAGGCGTTAGGTTGTCCGTTCTTACCCGTAACCTTGCGCTTGATAATAAGGGCTGGGCCTTCATCCATGTCCTTAACTCTAAAGCCCCTTGACCGGAAATCATTAGCAACTTCCTCATCAACAACAAGGCTTACCTGATAGACAGGGGTGAATGTTGTGTTGGGCGTAGTAACAGAAGCCCACATTGAAATGCCTTCAACAATAGCCATTATTTAAATCTCCTACGATTTGTTAAACAGAAAGGTAATGTAGCGGGGTACACAACTACAAACATAATCTTCAGTCAAAGTAACTCCCTCCTTTTTTGACGTAAGATTAATCCAACTGAGCATATTCTTCATCGCCTCCGGTGAAGGTAGGCCAGTACCTAAGCCCATCACAAAAGCACGACAAAGAGCATCCTCAATATTAAAGACCTCATCATCCATTAATCATAATCTCCTGATAGGATGGTCATCTTTACAAGATCTAATAAGAGATTAAACTTCTCCATCTCTACATCAGATATTACTTTAAGTTCTTCTCCTGTATCAACAATAAGAATAAAAGGATATCTTAAAGCTTCTTCATTAGAAGAATCTTTAAGCTTTGTAAGACCTTCAGTTAGCTTTTCATTTAAAGACTTAGACTTGTCTTCAGTAAAGTTACCTTGTATTACTTTCAACGATTACCTCCAGACCCTTTTATAAGTCCACGTTCTTTACGACTGTTTAATTTTTTAAGATTATAACAGGCTACTTCAGAAAGATCAACCCCATTATCTTTCAATAACATAGCTAAGTTCCAGAGCACATCACCAGCTTCTGAAATTATATCATGCCTATCTAATTTTTTATCGTCCCCCCTTAGCATAGGCTTTATAAAAAGATCTGATAACTCTGCTGATTCTACCATCAATGATGCAATCGGATAGAACTTATCACTGTACTCCGCTGTTTTTCCAGCAGCTTGCTGGTATTCATCAAAGTTCATTTGTTTTCTCCTTGTAGTGCTGTATGAACTGTGCTACTGTTAGTTCTGATTGCTTTGCCTTGTTCCATAGATCATAGATTTCTTCTAAGTCCCAAGAGCTAGTATCAATTTTTTCTACGATGTATGCACAATATTTTTCATCATTACTTGCACTTCTAACAAGCCTATTTAGATTCATTTTCTATCTCCTGGATTAACCAATCCAAATATACTTTAGCTTTATTTAAATCTTCTAAACCATTTTTATATTTAAATCTATGTAAATATTTCATAACATTTCCAGCACAGTAATCACTAAACCCAGGGCCTAGTTGCTGCTTGATATAATCAATGGCTTCGATACCACCTTTGTTGTAGTGCTGTGGTTTTGTCACTGGATTGTGTCTGTCTTCTGGGTGATAAAGCTTTCCATAAACTGTTTTACTTTTTGCAACACTATCCCATTCTTCTGGTGTTACATCATCAATACTCATAGGTATCCTCCATCTTTGAGATACTGCCCGATTATAATACCAATAGAAAAGAAAGTCACTATCACTAGAGCGTACAAATACTCAGGCGAATGTTTTAAAAGAAAAAAGAATTCTTTTATACGGCTTTTGTCCATCGCATGGGCCTCCCCTTTTCCATCCAATCGTGAAACTTAAAGTCATAATATTTTTTATAAGCCTTGATAGTATCAGTATCTTTATATTCATCAGGCATACACTGGGGTGGCTCAACAAAACCAGAGACTTCAATGTTTTGTGGAGCCTTGCTCGTAAAGAACTTTAACTTATTCCAGCTTTTGTGGCTGTGTTTGAAGCGTCTTTGAAACTCCAGGCTCAAAGCCTCAAAGTGCTCATACAACCACTGGTAATGTTGTTTACTTTGTCTAGCCCAGACAGTGCTGGGATGATTGACATGGGCTGCAAGATAAAACTTATCGTCATATTTATCAAGCACCCAGCGTTTAGCTTTACGACCCGATGAGG